CGTAGTACTCGTACACTACTTAGCCTTTTTAGCTGGCGCTTTCTTTGCAGGAGCAGCCTTCTTGATGGGAGCATCGGCTGGTGCTGTTGCTGCCAACTTGTTAAGAAGTGGTACATTTTCTTCTCCAGCATATACTGGTCTTCCCCAGCCAACTACTGCATTGATAAGCTTCTTCTTGTTGTTCTTTACATAACCACGGGTTTTTTCTACGCACATTCCGCCGTTGCGCTGATCTCCCTTTGCAGTTCCTGAAGTATTTCCTTCAATAACTTGAATTGTTCCATCTCCATTATTTTTAATGCAGAGACCAACATGAGAAATACGATTTACGCCATCGTCTGGGAAATCAAAATAGATCCAGTCTCCTGGCTGAGGGTCGTCATTACGTGCATCTGACCAACGTCCTTCTTTTTTAAACTGATCTGATGCTGCTACTGTTGATGCAGACTTAGGGAATTTTGCAACTCCCGCTGTGTGAGCACACCAAGAAACAAAAGATTGACACCATGGTTGAAAGTTTACCTTCATCCATGCTCCGTACTTTGTTTCATTATCTTTTGGACCTTCAATAGTTCCAATTTCTTTTTTTGCAACCTCAATGATTGCTTCTAAGCTTCCTTTTGCTGCCATTTTATTCTCCTTTATATTCTGCTTCCAGATTCTCTCAGCGACTGTGGAGATACTTTAATAAATCTACAGTCCTCTCTGAAAGATTTTAGCGTAGGTGACCCACAATAGGACATTCCGCTTTTAACATTATTAATTATTTGTGCAATAGTCAACTCCACAGGGCCTTTATTTTCTAGATAAGCTGAGACTCCTTCTATATGCAAAGCATTTAGTGGTGGCCTTTCCCCTGTATCTTTATCCAACTGTATTCCTTCTGATGCAAGTCCTCTAAATAAAAATTTTCCATTTGTCATTCCGTCACACTCTTCATGACCTGCAAAAGCGGTTCCCATCATTACTGCACTTGCTCCACCCGCAAGAGCCTTTACAATGTCTCCGTTATTTTTAATTCCACCATCAGAAACTATTCCATTTACTTCGTCTGTCTTTACGTTTTGATAAATGTCCATAATCGATCCAAGAACTGGGGTGCCAAACCCAGTTACAATTCTTGTCGTACATGCTGCGCCTCCTCCTATACCAACTCTTACAGAGTCAGCTCCTGCATCCATCAAGTCTTTGTAAGCATCGTATGAAGAAACGTTGCCGCTCATTATATGTATGTAGTTTGGAAGAAGGGCTCTTAATCTTTTTACTGCATTTACTGCCATGTCTGTGTGTCCGTATGCAGTGTCTATTAATATAATCTTACACCCAGTAGCGAGGACCTGTTCAATAAGATCTTTATCTTCTGCCTCTGAGTTATTTACAGAAAATCCTAATCTATCGGTCCATTTACACTCTGAAACAATTTGTTTATACTGTGCAATTCTATCTTCTTTTGTTTGAAATCTTTGTACAAAAGCAAGCCCACCATTATCTAAAACCTTTTTAATCATCTTGGTGCTACTAATAAACTCCATTGGAGCTAAAACAAATGCATTGTCAAGGTGTACCCAGGCTGCTGGGTTATTGGGATTACCTATTGTAGATGTAAACTGTATATCAGACCTACTGACAACACCAGATCTTTTTGGTACAAGAAGTATATCGTCAAAACATAAAGGGCTAGTGGTTGTGTCTAATTGCATATTTAATCCTTAAGTGACTTCCACGGATTCGGTGGGAGCTTTAAGCTTGACTCTAGCATCCAATTCCACTCTTGATGCTTCTTTAACAATTCTGATAAATGTGGAACAAGTGCCCACTCTTTGCTTGCTATTGCTTGATCTGTAACAACTCGAATCTCTTCAATCATTGTTTTATTAATTGGCACAAGATGCGTTGCCATTTCAACACCACAATAGGTGTCTGGCTTAACATTGCCTAGGGTTTGTGATGCAGATATATCTTCAATAGTATATAAGGCTTCTCCACCTAATCTACGTAGCCATAGGGAGGTTTCCATGAGCAGTCTATCTGACTCTAAGTATATCTCTTTGTATACGATCTGTGACTGTCTCATTAAAACAGACTCTGTATTTAAATAAAAACCCTTTACAAGGTTTGAATATATAAATGAGTTTGACTGTAATTCCTGTAGTGAGTTAATTAATTGTTTCATAATCTTAGTATACCATTTTCTTAGCCACGAAGTCTACTACCAACCGCTTTTAGACATTATTGGGAGGCCCCAAGGTGTTGCTTTGCCAAATTGCCCTTGAAGAGTTCTTTGATTTTCTACAAATCCTCCGCTTACTGCATGAGCTAGCTTATATAAATCTGGAACTGCAAGGTCTCCTTCTTGCCATTTGTGAACCATTCTAATTTCTTCGTTTGTCCATACCTCATTGCAAACCCATTTAATTAAACGATTAAAATTATTTCTTTCTTCAGCACTTGGATTTCGCCCATCAAATGTTTCTAAGGATATAAACTCTGGAGTTGGTGACGCAAGATGAACTCTTAATGTTTTTTCTCCTGTTATTGGGTGCGTATCTACTGTCTTAAAGGACTGCTTAATCTCTTTAAGAGTCTGCTTATCTTCTTTATCGTAGGTTGCCTCAACAACTGTTAAATAGGTTATGCATTTATCTAAAAATTCTTGATCATCTTTGTTTAAATTAGCATACATATCTGTCATATCCATAAAATATGTATGTCCTGAATCTTCTGGGCAGTTAAACTTTTCCATTCTCCAGGTGGCGCCGTGGAAAGAATCGTTCTCATTCTCTACGTGCTCTGTGTGCCAGCCTAACATAAGCTGGTCTTTTGTAGCGTACCTTCCGTTTACCATATGTTTGTGGTGGTCCTCTACATAATCAGATGGGCTACGGTTTGAAGAATTTGGATACCAACCTAGGGTATCTCCAAAAAATTCCATTAGGTCTGTCTGTTGCTCTTTATTTAAATTAGCATTTCTAAATACAATGATCTTGTCTTTTAGAAAAAGATCTTTGTACTTTTCTGGATTAGACTTAATTTCTTCAATAGACGTAAACTCTGTTGTGTTAACGAGTATCATTGGGTTCCCGATTTCTTTAGTTGATTGGTTGGTATGCCGTAGCAGTTGTTGAGGGCATGACTTTGCCTTCAAACCATTCTTCTTTTTGTTTATCTTGATTTGTTTTTATTGAATTTTTAATTTCTTGAAAATCTTTATCGTATGACGAATTCTCATAATCATACGAGCCAAGCATGGTATATCTTTGCCCAGACAGGACCTCTGTGACAGCATGTACATTTTTTATGCCAACATCAAAAACAATAAAAGACCCAGTCTCTGGTTTAAATGCCAGCCCGTGGTCTCTAAATGTAAGTAGTCCACCTTCAAAATCATCATTAAGATAAATCATTGTTACAAACTTATTTTCTTGCCATGCGTTAGGAGTTCCATCAAGCTCTGCGTTATCTGCATGATCTCCTGCAAAAGCACCTGGATCCCACCTGTGTGCACTCAAGCTAATTTGTCTTAGCTTTGACTTAAATACTTTTTCTGCAAGATCTTGAGACTTTAATTGAATTTGTCTAAGCAATGGCCCAGCTTCTGGAGTGTTTGGTTTTTTGCCTGAAATTACATAAGAGTTGTAAAAGCATGAAAGCGACCAGTCATCTAGGCTATTCCAGTATTTTATTATGTTGCTACAGTCCTGTTTAGTTAATACATTTTTGTATTCAACTATGTCAGGCCTATGCACAACCTCTGTCATATTTTCTGGATAACTAAATGATTCCATATATTCATTATACCATTTCTTATTTTTTTATAGTGGGCAGTTTTAGTCTTACCCAGGACTATCTTTAAGCAGAAAGTATTTTTGCTAAAGCATTTACTGTTGCTGCAATTCTTCCGATATCACGCAATTGCTCTACAGAATAACCTTCTTCTTTTAGTGTCTCGTAATGTGCCTTAACACAAAAATGACATTTGCCGATAATAGATGCCGCCAAAGAGTAGGCTTCAAACTTGGCCTTGGTTGTGCCTCCGTGAGATGCAATTGCATTCATTCTTAGCTGAGCTGGCAAACCCTTAAGGTTTTGATCATCTGCCATTTCAATAAATGGATACCACACATTGTTCTGCGCCATTATTGCTCCCGCAGTCAAAGCAGCATTTTTTTCAACTTCATCTGTTGCGCTAGCAACAATAAAGGTTAGAAGCTTAGCGTTGCCTGTTGAAAATGCTGCTGCAATTGCAAGGTAAGTAGCATGCTCTGAATCAATAGTTGATCTATTAATAACAGCATCAAGATTTAACTTGATGTCCTTAGCATATTCTGGCAAGGAATCCTTCAGCTGTTCAACCCATGACATTATAGAGTTTCTCCACCAAGGGATCTGTTGCATGCACAGAGCTCTCCTGTTTGAAGTGCATCTAGTACACGTAAAGTTTCATCTGGGTTTCTTCCAACATCTAGATTATTGACAGTGATGTGCTGAATAATATTATCTGGATCAATAATAAATGTTGCACGATATGTAACTCCAGAAGGATGATGGACTCCTAAATCGCTTGCTAGCTGGTGTGCTGTATCAGCAAATGACCAGGAGTTTGTCTTTTTTAAATCGTCATGTGCATTTCGCCATGCGACCTTACAGAATTCGTTATCAACTGATCCAGTCATTAAAACTGCATCACGATCATTAAAGTCATTTACTAATGCGTCATACGCAACAATTTCTGTTGGACACACAAATGTAAAATCCTTTGGATAAAATACAATAATTTTCCATTTGCCTGGAAAAGAATCTTGATTAATTACTTCAAATGAAGAATCGTCATACGACAATGCTCCAGGCTTGACTCCAGTAACGGCAAAATTACCGAGCTTATCCCCTATAGTTTTCATTTTTTCTCCTTGTATAAGCGGTTGTACATTTTGTACCCCTGGCTGGAATCGAACCAGCGACCAACAGATTAGAAGTCTGTTGCTCTTCCTCTGAGCTACAGAGGTCTAGTGCGACAGGTAGGACTCGAACCTACGATTACCGAATTATGAGTTCGGGGCTTTAACCGACTAAGCTACTGGCGCTGACATTATCAGTATATATTTTTTATACAGATTTGTCAATAGAATTTTCTACTATTTGCTGAACATATTCTGAAAAATGTTTTCTTATAGATCCCATTGGTCTTGATCCGTAAGAGTCCCATATTCTTTTATATTCAAGTATATTTGCAAATGTAGTTGGGCAGACAACAGTATTATTGTATTCCCTCATAACCGTAGGCAAAGGGACGTGTTTACTGCAACACTTACACTCTTTAGCCCTTTCTTGATATTCGCTCATATTATTTGCATCCTATCCATTGCTTCTTTTAAGTCTTCAGGCATTCTGGGTGCTCTGATCATATTATAAGATGTTGTATCTGGGTCATCTTTAGCCCCAAAATCATTGTCGTAATTCATTGATTCATAAGTATGTACATTTATTTCTTGATTATTATCAAACCTAGTTCTGCTAATTGAATTAAATATTGCACCACAAGTAGCATCGGCTAAGTCTTTTGAACCTTTTCTAGGGTGATCAACCTTATCTCTCATAATTCTAAGCTGACATAATTCATCTATAAGCAATGGTATGTGTGGACCTATTAATCTTTCTTCCGCAACGACCATTGCCATGTCGTCATAATGTTTTTTAGCGACAGATAGAATCTCTGTATTGATGCCATATTGTTTTAGTTGTTGCATCATATCATGAGAGTTCCATCTGTCAAAGGTACATACTGCTATATTAAATCCTCTTGTTTTAAGAGAAAGGATATAATCTTTTACTTCAGTAAAATCAACAGATTTGTCTGGCTTTGGTGTCCAATACCTGACTGCGTCAACCTCCACAATAGGTGCTGGCTGAGAGTAGGCATCTGTTATTTTAACGTTAACCCATTTATTAACATGTGCCATGGTTACTGCACAGTGGTCATGCTTTTGCGCTAAGTCTACGTGTATATAATATTTTTTATCTGGGTCTGGCAGGAACCACTCTTCAAGTCTTCCAAAATTGTCTACAGCAATTGCACCTATATTAAATGCTTTTTCTACTTTTTCTCTTGACTTAAAAAATGCGTCAACCGCATCTGGAGGCATGCAAGCAAATCTTGAAAGAGCGTCTGTTGGGTTTGTATAGAATGCTGTTTTAAAGTCATCAATTTTTCTAACTGGATTAACTTCCCAAGTCGGGCGCTTAAGTGCATAAACTTTAGGTATCTTGTAAGATATTATATGGTCTTCTTCCCATTGAATCTCAAACTCATTACCTTCAGTTCCGTCTGGCAACTCCTCATACATCTTAAATTTATGCTCTCTGATTACCGTTTCTTTTTCTCCAATTACGGCATCGTATCTTTGCTGTATATAATCATTCTTAAATCTTGGAAATGAAAGAAGAATTACTTTTCCAAAGTCTGGGAAACGAGAGTCTACTGATGCCCTGTACATATCATACACCGCACTACCCGTTTTTGCCTGATCGTGTCCTGTTGTATTTTCAATTGCAAAGCCAGAGATTTCATCAAGGATAACAACAATTACATTGTAGCCTTCCCAA